ACCATGCCACATCATGCCATTGTGCATAACTATTTGCTAGAATGTCGCGCCTATTGACTTACAGCACGATTGCCTAAAATATAGGCAGCTCGATACGTTTGACATAACGCAGATAAGTGACAAAATTCGTCACAATAGTGCCGCAAATTGCGTCACGTTAGTAGTCACCAACATACGCAAGAGCGCGCCCCTCGTAAGCTGTTGATTGTGTTCACCTTTTGCCCCTCCTCTTGAAATCGACGCCAACCTTCCCTATACTTTTTTTCAAACGCAATCACCCCCAAGATGCGACGCTATTATATTATCATCCCATCATTATCCCTGTATGCGATTCAATTTGCGATAGAAGTATCCTAAGTGTAATCCGATTACAGATGGTGAATTGTCGTGAGTTGAATTCAGATTTGAAAAATAGCGGATTTCTAGATAATCTGACTTGCTATCAGATAGCCCGTATCCGTGTCAGGAAGCTGATTAGCGCGATTGCTTGGTGGTAGTGGTGCGTTGATATGGGAATGCTAATCTTATCTATCTTGAACGTCTTGCAGCATCAACTTTGTTGTGTGAAGAATATCCGTACCTGTAACGCCGTATCCTGCATCGCGCATTAGCTGCTTTGCTTTCTCGGCTGTGAAGAAGTGAGTTGCGATTAGAATACGGGTATCGTTGTCGGTTTCAAGCCTGTAAGCTAACTCGGATATTTTTTTGTCGTCGTTCATGGCTATACGTTATGCCCGAACAAGCGGACTAATTCCGATTCCCGTTTATCTAGATAGTTCATCGGATGTTTATCGCTCCATTCGCCTATTTCTCGCACATCCATTTTGCGCACATACGGCGAAATACAATGGTTTGGGTATCGCTGATTTTCGATCACAGTTTTGATCTCTTCAGCCCCCAGCTCATCCATGTCAATAATAATCACTTCCAGCTTAATCACTTGCATTTTCTTCTCCATAGTTAAACACGGATTCCCGCTCTTATGTGTATAGGAATGGCAGTCATCACACCACTCATCTTTATTTTCTTCAATAATGCCCATATCAGTATTCGCAATCTACAGTAAATTCGTTTTCGCACTTAGGACACCTTACATCAATATCCCTACTTCTCTCTGTTCCATGCTCAGGCACGTCGAGCTTCCTACCATCCCAGAAATCCGCGTAGTCGAGCAAATCAACCCTATCCCCGCACAAGGGGCAGGTACAGTTAAGTTCTACAACCCATGTCGCAATTGCTTTTGTCATTTTTTATCCGTTTCGTGAACTACGATATGCGGTTCATCAGCATCAACAGATGCCACGAACGCATTAGCCTGTTCGTTGGTGTCGAACATCATTGATACTGTGCGTTTGTCCTTTGCGGCAACAGCCCATACCAATCCCGGTATTTTTTGCTTAACTGGCTGTTTCGGTACTGGCGGCTTTGGGCAATCTCCGCTATATCCGTGGAACTTGAACATTTCCTCGCCTATCGGCATTGGTTCACCACAAATTGCACATTTTGCTGTATCACTCATTTCTCTTCTCCAATCAATCCAAATATCAAGCATTATAGCATACAAATAGAAAAAGTGTTAGTTATTTTGCTAATCGACCTGCGCTAATTGTAAATTTGAAAAAATCTAGTTTGTGGATAATTGGCTTGCTTGCTGTATTTATACACCAACAATACGTTCTTTTATTCTTTTCATGGATTTACTTTTTCTTGCAAAATTTATTGCGAATCTTATTTGCTTTCTTGCATTATTATCACATTGGTCATTATGATATTGTGGTGCTCTGCATAATGCAGAAAAAAGTATTTCACATAATGATTCCAATTCTAATATCTCATTATTTTTATCCATCGTAGCACCCACAATCAATTTCTATATTACTTTCACAAAATAGCTTTCCTTGGTTTTCATCTGCAAGATATAAATCACTCCATGCAAAATTTCTTCCAAGGCCTTTTACACTTGTTAGATGTGCATTTTTCTCCATTATAATTGCTCTTTCTGCCAACTCAGGATAATCTTTTTTCAACTGTAAAATTTCTTGTTTTTTACTTGATGGGCAAAAAAAACATGCAGATTTACCCGGTAAAGGAAGTCCTGCTCTGATAATAGCGTTTATACATTCATCCCTACCCCAATTCCATTCTATCAATGGATATTGATAGATATACTTACCATCTTCTGATTTATGAAATTTAACGCGATGATGTTCATCTGCGTCATATCCAATATATTTAATTATACTTTCGCCAGTATTCCAAATTTCTTTTGCATCATCAAGATTATTGAAAAATTTATCTTGTGGAGCTACTTTATGTTTCAATGAACAACTCTTGTATCCATAAGCTATTGATGGAAGCATATTGTTATCTAAGCATAATTGTTCTAATTGATTTAATGTCCCATCACGTTTTAATTGATTTACAACAGTTATTGAAGGAAACCCAATTTCAATTAACCATTTATCAATTATTTCAATATGTTTATATGTGTGCGGCTTTTCTGCTCCTGTATCAGCAAAAGTTATGTGATCAGGCCTAATGCCCAATTCATTCATTCCAACAAGCATAGCCGCTGAGTTAGTTCCGCCACCATAAGATAATGCAATCATTTTAATTCCATTCAATTATAATTTCGCAGTCTTTCCGGCATCTTTCCTACCCTGCTTCACTTTCTATCTGTAATCCGATTACACTTCCCGTCCAAACGGAGTATCGTCTGGGCAAGTCCATTTGTTGCCGTATGCTCCGTAGCCATGCGGCACTTTCGCTTCCTTGTGGCACTGTTTGCAATTCGCGCTAGTACCTTGCCAAGATGTTGCCGCGCCTTGTGGTGGGCTGAAGAACTCTCCTAGTGGCTTGGATTGTTTGCAAGTTTGGCAGGTTTTAAGCATGATTCTCCATTCTACATTTGTCGCATCCAACCCACGCCAAGCAATCGCAGTTAGTTTCGATGTAATTTTCTCCGGTTATAAATCCAGATGATTGCGTGTCAGTATCAGGATTAAACGGCTTTCCTTCGCGTCTGGTTGCATTGCATAAGTCCCAATGATCTGTGCCATCAATATTGGTAGGATGCCACTTATCGCCCACTTTCTTAAACGCTATTGGCAATCCGCACTTTTTGCAACACGGCTTCTTTTTTACTGGCTTTGCTATTTTCTTAACTGGATTTGATTTTCTACGTTCTTTTATCAACTTTACTTCATCATTGGTTAAGCACATCATCATTGGCTTAACTACCGTTTCTTGGTGTATCGCTTTCTTATCATCGCGCTCTTGTGCCAATCTAAGTTTGCGTTTTATCTTTTCTGCGTCTGTCATATTATCAATCACCGCTTTTAAGCTTCTGGTGCTGAGTCTGTGGGCGTAGAGACTCTATCCCTAGCGAAATGGAGTCCCTTTACAACCTTCTGGCACTTGAGCATTAGGTATGTTTCGTCAGCCTTGCGGGTCATCGTGCTAACCTCGACGCGATGTGCGATTTACTCTCCCCTTATCCCCCCAGTATCACTGCCCGGAATATCCGCTGGTTGCTTACCGCGTCCAGATATTCCTGTTATGAGCGCGCTCCATTCTGAGTTGGACTTTGTTGCCAGCAAACTTAGGTCTGACATCGCTTGTAACTTTTCATCAGCCAAAACAAAAGACCTAGTGCTTTCAGGTCATGTAGTTTGCAGTACCAAATAAAGTTGGCGGGATTTCTCCCCTACATGCCTGATAACACTAGGTCATCACTTTATTTAGCCCCGCAAATGGCTGATAGGTAGTCATTATCCACATTCCACCAACCAAGTCAACAACTATTTTCACGGTAACGCTAAACAGTGAGAAAAGTGTAATCCGATTACACTCTTAAAGTAAAGTCTAAACTCTGTAATCCGATTACATCTATTCTTAATTCTTGAATACAGAATACGTTTAACATAGTCCCATCCTAAGTGACCAAGTGTAATCGTGAGTTCCTGATTCTTGAATAGAGTTATACTATTTATCCTAGAAAGGAAGTATAACTTTTCACGGATTTGAAGGTGTAATCCGATTACAGTTCCGATTTGCCATTATTTATTAAAATCTGCTGGTAATTTGGAATATTGGTTAAATTATATGCGAATCATCATGCGCAAACTTGGCTGATATACCCAAATTGGGAACGAACATGCACATTTATGGAATGTTCATCAAAAATGAACAAAGCAGGTAGCGTGAACAGATTTATTGACAAAAAGTGTAATCCGATTACAGTATTTACAAAGTAATTGACAGAATGTGTATATGTATGTATATTGCACCAATGACAACCGAACTCCATTGCGAACATTGCGATAAATACATGGCGACATTGCGCGATGCGAAGGTGCGCGCTGGCATGGCAGTATATTGCAAGCCGTGTAACGACATAATCAAAGAAAGTATCTATCAAAATCGTAATCGTAATAAATCTCATTCAAGTGGAATGCCGGATTTTTTGAAAGATATTTTCGGAGGGAGGTGATATGTTTGAAGAAAACGTTATTGATGGCGTATTGAGTTTTAAGTTAGTAGAGAATGGTCAATTCATAGAATATACGCCAAAACAATTGAGCGCAATGCTCATTGAATCACGGAAACGTGAGAGTGATTTGAGATATGTCAAAGCAATCGGAAAGCCGATTGACGTATATCCATCGAACGTATCAAATACAATTTGTTGTGACGAGCCTTGATATGGCGAAGATTACAGCACTGCCTAAGCAAAAATTTCCCGGTGAGTGTTGCGGTGTATGCTCCTATGGAAAGGTTAAGGGCGCAAAAGAATACCATTGTTGGGTATCGCCGCCAACCCCTGTATGGGAAGATGGTGTTCCTGATTTCAAACGAGGTCTTCCTGTTGATATGGAAGATGTTGCTTGCCAATTCTTTAAGCCGAGGTGCCACGCGTGAGCCAGCCATTAAATACTGAAGAACAATTGCAAGCGGCAGTAGATGCTTATTCTGTTTGTCAAAATAAAGTTGAATCTGCAAAAATGCTTGGCATTCCAAGAAGTACGTTTGATGATAGATTGGATCGTGCAATAGGGCGCGGTTTTAAGCCAAGCGGTGTTGTAGTAAAGAATAATGAAGATACAACAAAACATAGAATTGCGACATTGGAAGCGCAATTGTCATCTTATAAGCGCGATGAACTGACAGACAAATATATCAGGTCGAAGATATTTGGATTGTCGGAAACATCGTCAGCCCCCCCAAATTGGTTGATTGATTCCAATCCGCCAAAATCATCGCCGGGCGTACCGACATTGCTTTGTTCAGATTGGCATTGGGGTGAAAAGATTGACCCGACACAAATCGGTGGTGTAAATAAGTACAATATCGAAATAGCGCAAGACCGCGCAAAGCAACTTGTAAATCGCGCAATCGATTTGCTGAATAATCACATGGTCAATCCGAAATATCCGGGTATTGTCGTTGCGCTAGGTGGCGATATGGTATCAGGCGACATCCACGATGAGCTTAAAGAGACTAATGACATACCATTGATACCATCAGTCGTTGACCTATTCGGAACGCTTATATGGTGCATAGAAACGCTTGCTGATAAGTTCGGCAAAGTATTCGTGCCGTGTGTTACGGGCAATCATGGGCGCACAACTATTAAGATACGCGCAAAGGATAGGGCATATACATCGCTTGATTGGCTAACTTATGTGCTGCTGGAAAAGCATTTCAAGAACGATAGGCGCGTTACGTTCTTTATCCCAAGTGGGCCGGATGCTTACTACCGGATTTATGGGCATAGATACTTGCTTACTCACCTTGACCAATTCAGGGGAGGCGATTCAATGATTGGAGCATTGGGGCCTTTAACACGCGGCGATCATAAAAAAAGAAGCCGCAATATGCAGATTAACATGGCGTATGACACAATGATTGGCGGACACTTCCATCAGTTGATTCAGTTGCAGCGATTGATGGTGAATGGCTCGCTTTGCGGCTATAACGAATATGCCTATGCAAATAATTTCCCGTATGAAAATCCACGCCAAGCAATGTGGATAACGCACCGCGACCACGGTATCACATTCTCAATGCCGGTGAACGTGTCGGATGCTATTGAGCGAACAGAACACACGGAATCGTGGGTGAGTATCAAGTGAAACGTATCAACCTTTATTTCCCGCTTGAATTGCTCGCAAGATTAAAGTCTGCGAAACTTGCGACTGGAATGCCTGTCAGCGAAATAATCCGTCGGGCGGTTGGTGAATGGCTTGATAAACAAAAGGAGGCAACATGAGCAAAGACCTGTTTGACAGTTTGATGGACTTCATTGGCGACAAGTTTGATGCAGATGAAACTAACTATAGCGAAGTCATTGGCGCATTGACAACACTAAAGACAATGTACAAGGCACAGTGGCAATCTATCTGCAACGAAATGGCAGAGGATGATAATGAATGCGATTGCGGTTGCTGCGAAGTTCAACCTAAAGATGTGCCGAAGCTGCAATGAGTAGAGCAAAAGGAATCACCATCGTTGACGATAACAAAATAGTCGCCCTTGATGACGAGACGATGAAGGTATTGCGTGTCGAGAATATCAAGAACCTGATTGCGCCAAGCGAGGATTCTGCCAGACGCATCGAAGCTATCGGTGGTGCGGGTGCGATACTGAATTATCTGGTGAATGGTTTAACGCTTGACGATACATCCAAGAAGCTTGGACTATCGCGTGAGCAGCTAATCAAGTGGATGGCGTTCCACAGAGACGCGCTAGAACCGGCCATGCAAGCGTCCGCGATGGCACTTGCTGATGATGCTGCCAAGTACCTTGAGGACGCGGCTAATAAGGGCGAGGAACTGACTGCGGCACAAGCTGGTATCGCAAAGGCTAGGGCTGAACATGCCATGAAGATTGCCGGATTACGCGATAGGGTGAAGTTCAACGAGAAGTCTATTCCGCAAGAGGTTACGCTGAGTGCTGATAGTAGGCCAGTTTTTACTCTCAATTTTTTAAGCTCTCCTAAGCAAGTAGAGAAAGTGATTGAGAATGTAACTGACGTGGATATTTATGATGATAACGAATGATAACGTAAATCATCCGAAGCATTATACTAGCCATCCAAGTGGAATCGAAACAATCCAGATAACGAAACACATGGGATTTTGTTTAGGTAATGCGCTGAAATATATTTGGAGGGCAGACCTAAAAGGAAATGCAATTGAAGATTTGCGTAAAGCACGTTGGTATTTAGATTGCGAAATAGAAAAGAGAGAAAATGAGCATAAAGTCTGATAGCTGGATTCGCAGGATGGTAGAAAATCACGACATGATTTCACCATTCAGCTCAAACCAAGTGAAAGAAATTGATGGGAAACGAATCGTATCTTATGGCACTTCAAGCTATGGATATGATGCTCGTTGCTCAGACGAATTCAAGATATTCACAAATATCAACAGTACGATAGTTGACCCAAAGAACTTTGACGAAAAATGCTTCGTTGACGTGAAAGGCGATTATTGTATTATTCCGCCTAATTCATTTGCGCTTACACGGACTGTTGAGTATTTTAAGATACCGCGTAATGTGCTTACTATTTGCTTGGGTAAATCGACGTATGCAAGATGCGGTGCAATTATAAATGTTACGCCATTGGAACCAGAGTGGACTGGCCAAGTAACGCTTGAAATATCCAATACAACTACGCTTCCATTGAAGATATACGCCAACGAAGGTATCGCACAATTCCTATTCTTCTGGGCTGATGAAGTATGCGAGACTTCGTATAAAGACCGTGGCGGAAAGTATCAAGGTCAAACTGGCGTTACTTTGCCGAAGATTTAGAGATATGGCGGATTAACTGTCAATAATAGCTAGTTGAATTCATTGAGTAATGTTAATAGTTTTTGTAGTTGATGGCGGAATGGATTGTAGATAATTTAACAGTTTTGCATAACAGGTATCATTGAGGGCAGTTCGTCCCATAAGACGTTTGTTCGGGATAGCCGTACTTAAGTGTACGGTAGAAATCGAGGTCTGTTGACCGATATTCGGTTGGGAACATATCGAACGACTGAGCGACCTGAGTATCTGTTATGCACCTTATTTGGATTTAATATGGAATTAGAGCTTCCCTCGCCATTATGGCTTCCTTTGTTCGAGAAAAATCGCGCACCGATTATCATCGTCAACGGCAAAGAGATAGAAGGCGCATTCGATAGCAAGCGCAGGATAATCAATCCTGAGAATGGATACCTCATTCCAGAGCATCGTATCGTCGATAGAGGGCATAAGCGGACTCGGTATTATGTGGCATATGGCGGACGCGCGGCTGCGAAGTCCTGGACTTTTGCACTTGCCGCAATTCTCCGTGCAATGGAAGAAAAACAAACCGTACTTTGCTGCCGACAGATTCAATCCACTATTGCAGACTCAGTGTTATCTGTTCTTGAGAATAGAATAAAAGACTTGCACCTTGATGGCGAGTTCAATGTGCTTGTGAATGCAATCCGCCATAGAAAATCTGGTACTGACTTTGTGTTTCGCGGATTGAAGCACAACATGAAAGAAATTAAATCTCTTGAAGGTACTAAGATATGCTGGATTGAGGAAGCAGTTGACCTTGCCGAAGAAACGTTCGATGAGTTAGACCCCACTATCCGTGTCAAGGATGCAGAGATATGGATTGGCTTCAATACAGGTAATGTTGACGATTATGTGTACCGTAGATTCGTTCTAACACCAGACCCAGACGTAACTCTTATCCACGTCAATTATATTGACAATAATCTAGCCGACGAATCATCCATCATGCTTGCTGAGAAGATGAAGGAAATGGATTATGATAAGTATCTAAATATTTGGATGGGGCAGCCTCGCATCGCTAAAGAGGGTGGAGTGTTTACTACTAAAAATGTATCGTATATTGACGTAATGCCGATTGGCGGTCGTTTTGTGCGTGCGTGGGACTTCGCAAGTACAGCCTACGACGAGAAGAAAGGTAATGACCCAGATTACAGCGTGGGCGCACTATTGCACGTCGATTATGAAGGTAGATATACAATATGCGATATTGTGCGTTTTCGTGGAATGCCTGAAGAGGTTGAGAATACATTGCTTGCAACAGCAACCCGCGACGGACTTAGTGTATTGCAATCACTGCCCGTGGATCCCGGTGCAGCAGGAAAATTCATGGCGCAACATCTTACACGAAAGCTATCAGGATTCAGAATATCGTCAAGCCCAGAATCAGGCGATAAGGTAACAAGGGCGGAACCCTTTGCGAGCCAATTGAATTCTGGCAATGTAAAAATGTTACGCGCAAAATGGAATGAAGAACTAATTAAGGAACTTGAAGGGTTCCCAAATTGCTCTCACGACGATCAGTGTGACTCATTATCTAGGTGCTTTATGGAACTTCAAAAGAATCACGTCATGCAGTTCGCTACCATAACTGGTTTGTAAGCACACACTTGCATATTCTATAATATGCTGATACCCTTGCGAAAATTACTCGTTACGCGAGGTATTCGCATGGCACAAGCACAGAAGAATAAGGGCGTTAGAACGCAGCATCCAAGTTATGTTGAGATGCTACCATTTTGGACTCGTATGCGCGATGTCTATAATGGTACTCAATCACTCCGCGATAAGACTACAGAATATCTCCCAGCATTAACAGACGAACCTCCTGCTGCATATCAAGCTAGACTCAATAGGACTGTTCTGTACAACAGTCTCTATAGAACAATATCTGGATTCATTGGTATGCTCATGCGTGTGCCAGCAGTGGTTGACGCACCGCCTAATACGCTTGCTATGTTCGATGATATTACGTTGACAGGAATCCCGTTAAATGTATTGGCGCAAGAAATTTCCGAAGAATGTCTGAAAGTTGGTCGCATTGGATTGCTGGTAAATTATCCAGTAACAAGCGATTCTATGACTATTGCAGACGCTACAGCACTGAATATCCGTCCCAGTCTAACAACAATCAAAGCCGAGCAGATTATCAACTGGAAGCAGCGCAGAATCAATAACAAATATGCGCTTTCAATGGCGACAATCAAGGAAGAACACAACATACCGATTGATGATTTCGAGGATGCAGTAGTAACTCGTTATCGCGTATTGGATATGGATGAGAATGACATTTATCGCGTCAGGATATTCGAGGTTCAGGAAAAGAATCGGCAGGCTACCGATGTGGAGCTTGAGCGTTATTATCCGACAATGAACGGCAAGCCGATGAGCTATATTCCGCTATTCATAATCGGGCCGGATAATGTTGACCCTGAAATTGACACACCGATGATGATTGATTTGGCCGACCTTTGCGTCTCACATTTTCAAATGTACTCGGATTTGGCGAATGGTACACATTGGTCAGGAATCCCAACTCCGGTATTCGCTGGATTCTCATTAAAAGAAGGTGAATCAATCCATCTTGGAATGGGCAAAGGATTGGTGTCTGAAAATCCTGCTGCGAAGGCTACACTGCTTGAAGTTGGTACATCTGGATTCGCTGCGCTTGAAAATATATTGAACCGACTTGAATCACAGATGATTACACTTGGCTCAAAATTACTAGAGCAGCACCGAGTGCAAGCGGAAAGTAGTACAACGGCAATTATTTATCGCGCTGGAGAAAACTCAATTTTGTCAGCGCTTTCTATTTCAGTCAGTATCGGTATTACGATAGCACTAAAGACATTTGCTGAATGGGCTGGAGACGATTCTGAATCAGTGCGATTTGAATTAAATAAAGAATTTTTCAAAGAGCCGCCGACACCTGAAATGATTAACGCGCTAATCGGTTCAATGCAAGGCGGTATGATTTCAAAGGATGCTATATTCTCATATTTGCAGCGTTCAGAATTTTATCCTCCGCATATTTCGTACTCAGATGAACAGTCGCTTATAGAAGCAGGTATGCCAAAACCAATTGCGCCACCTGCTATTGTGACGAAAATTCAGAAGATGCCCGACGGAAGTATGCAGGCAACTAGGAACGCATAATGATTAACTTTGAATTAAGAAAGCATTTTTATCCACGATTGTTTCCGTTTTCGATTTACATTAAACCGTCAATTAAAAGCAGATGGTGTGCATCATTTCATTTGCAACAGTGGGATAAAAAAGAGGATAAACTCGGATTCCGCGTATGTGACGCGCCGGGATGGAAAGGATGGTTTTTTATTCTTCCATATATGATGTTAGATATTAACAAGATGAAGAGGGCTTGCGATGCTTAATCTTATGATTAGCGATTACGAACAAACGCCGCTACCGAAGTATTGACAATTATCCTTGATAATTGAAACTGTAATCGGATTACAGCAGCAATCAGTATCTCAAGCTGCAATTACTGCTAATGGCGAGCAATATCATGCAATCAATCAGACAACAAACGGTAATATTGAAATATCTGATGACGATGAGGAAATGTTGATGACGTTATTGTTGTTTAACGAAATGGAGGAATGAATTATGCCGCTTATCAAAGGTTACTCAAAACGATCTGTGTCAGCCAATATACGCACTGAAAAGGCTCACGGGAAAAGTACCGTTCAATCAATCGCCATTGCATTGAGTGTAGCTAGGAAAGCCAAATCGAAGAAGAAGAAATAATTATCTTGATTCGTAGCACTCTTGAATCATACAATCATCTGGTGCAAATAAGATACTATTACCTTCACGTTTATATAATGGTTTAGAGTTTTGACTTAAACATTTTCCAGGCATCAACCCAGATGCACTTTTATATTCATTCTTGTCGAATTTAATACGTTCAAGATATTTGCAAGTGTTGCAATTTTGTTCGTATTCATTAAATAGTTTTACTGATTCTTTACGCGCAACACTACCTAATGGGTGGCACAAATATGCAATTTTTGCTTGAGGAATAACCCCACCAACTACAATCCCATCTTTTCTTGTGAAAATCATATTTGTATAATGACAAACACATAAATCATACTTTTCATCTGATTCTGGATAATCAGTATCAAGAACACAAACGGAGACATCCGTTTTATTTTCCCGTTTTATGGTGTAATAGTACACTTCTTGTCTCCCATCGGCGGCAACCCAAACGCAAACGCACTAGCAGCAAGCGCAATCGAATCAGGTATTGATGTAGTGCCTATCTCCCAATTCGATATAGCCCTTGGAGAGCATCCTAGTGCTTTGGCAGCCTCATTCTGTGTTAGCTTAAAGCGATGGCGTAATTGGATTAGTTCAAGTGATGTCATATATTCCTTTATTAGGTACTGGTGGCTGGTACTGATACTAATCCAGCATGTCATATTTCCTGTCAGGATAACCTCTTAAGTTAGGCTATGACCATTTACCTGCAATGTTACGCATCAGTCTGCGCATTCACCAGCAATTAAATATAGCAAATGTGCATTATCGTGTCAAGCGTTATCTAGTAATAACGCAATAATCGTTAGCATATATGCAGCTTAAAATATGTGTTATGTCAAATATACTTGACATTCTTTCTTTAGTATCATAATCTTGCGACGTTATATTAACATAATATATAGAATATGATTTCTGGTATTTATGCTATAAGAAATAATATAAATGGCAAATTATATGTTGGCAGCACAAAGTCATTTAAGATAAGACTTAAGCAACATAAAAGCAAATTGCGCCACAATGTACATTGTAATAACAAATTACAACATGCGTGGAATAAGTATGGAGAGGATTCATTTGAATTTATTAGATTGATAATTTGCGATACAAATAATCTTTTAATGTATGAACAGCGCGCTATTGATATTTATGATTCAGTTAAAAATGGATACAACTTAAATCCTACTGCAAAAAGCTCATTAGGCATAAAAATGTCTGATGAAGGAAAAGAAAAAAGATCAAAAGCGATGATCGGAAGAAAATTATCAGAAGATCATAAAAAAAATCTAGCTATTGCAATGCAAAAAATAAGACCTATAGTAACTGATAAAATGAAAGCGGATAGAATAAGAAAATCGCTTGAAGATAAAAGAATAGAATTTGATAAAGAAATAAATATATATCTTAATTCTTTTGATTATGATGGTAGTAAGTGCTCACTTGACTATTTTTAATTTGTTATTTACAATGAACTTGTTATCAAGTGATAACTAACTGGGATGGTTAAATAAAATGGCTCTTGAACTTATTGTTGACACATTGGATTCAGTACCGGAAGCATTGAAGGATATGTATGTTGCAAGTGAAGGTAAATTCAAACTGGATGTAAACGGAATTGAAGATACTAAAGGATTGAAGTCTGCGCTTGAGAAAGAACGGCAGGCAGCAAAAGAAGCGCGTGAAGCGTTGAGGAAGTTTGACGGAATCGACCCGCTGAAAACAAAAGAATTTATGGCAAAGTTTGAGAATGACGAAGAAGCTCAACTGATTGCCAACGGTAAGATTGATGAAGTATTCCAGAAGCGCACCGAAAAGTGGCGACTGGAAGAAGAGCGTCAAAAGAAGGAATTAGGCGACAAGATTGCAGCAGCAGAATCAAAGGCGAATACCTATAAGGATAGGGTTCTTGATGATGCCTTCCGATCTGCCGCAAACAAGATTTCAGATATTCAGACTGGCGCAGTAGATGAAATGTTGCTTGGTCATCTACGTACTATTTTCGCACTTGATGAAAATGGTCGCGCAGTACAGTATAACGAAGATGGTTCGGTTGTTATCGGGAAGGATGGTAAAAGCCCATATTCGCCGGAAGAGTATCTTGAAGGATGTCGCGCTACAAAGCCGTGGCTATTCAAGGTAACATCTTCTGGTAGTCCGGCAACAGGAAAACCGCAGAAAGTTGGTGGGAAGGATTTTTCAAACTTGCCACCTGTCGAGCGATTGACAGCGGCGAGGGCGGCAGCAGCAGGACGTAAATAGTAGAAACGTATTACACTTCGGGACGGAGTGCTGTGTAACGAAACTTACTAGGTCGGGATGACCGTGGTATGGAAAATAAATCTCAACTTTTTAAGGAGTATCATCATGGCACTAACCCTTGTGGAAGCCGCAAAGCTGGAAACTGGCGACGCAGTTCGTCAGGCTATTATCGAAATGTATGCAGGTTCGTCTGCAATTCTCCAAAATCTTCCTTTTGAAGGCATCGCTGGTAATGCGCTGAAATACAATCGTGAAGAAAGTCTGCCCGGTGTTGGTTTCCGTGGCGTGAATGAATCCTATACGCCTTCTACTGGTGTTCTGAATCCTCTGACTGAATCGCTGGTTATCGCTGGTGGTGATTTGGACGTTGACAAGTTCATCATTGATACGATGGGCATGAATCAGCGTTCCGTTCACGAAGCGATGAAGATTCGCGCATTGTCGTTGGCATGGACTCGCAAGTTCGTCAAGGGTGATACCGCAACTGACCCGCGTGAGTTTGATGGTCTGCAAACTCGTATTACTGGTTCGCAGAAGATTCAAGCCGGTACTACCGCTAACGGTACTGCATTGTCTCTGAATAAGCTGGATGAGGCGATTGACCAGACATTGAATCCTACCCATCTGTTGATGAGCAAGGCAATGAAGCGTCGTATCACTCAAGCATCGCGTAGTTCGTCTATCGGTGGCTTCTTGACATTTGAGCGTGATGAGTTTGGTGCTCCAATCGAGTATTACAACGGTCTGCCGATTATGACCATCGACTTGGACAATACCGGAACTGCGATTCTTCCGTTCAGCGAGGCTGCTACTTCTGGCACTGATACTGCAACATCTATCTATGTCTTGAGTTTCGGCAATGATGGCGTGTTGGGCTTGCAGAATGGCGGGATTGATGTTCGTGATATGGGTGAGTTGCAAACCGCGCCTGTATATCGTACCCGTGTTGAATGGTACAATGGCTTCGGCGTATTCAATGGTCGTGCCGCAACCCGTCTGTGGAGCATCTCTGATGCCGCAGTAACCGCTTAATAGGAGAAGCTAACATGGCTAATATCTACTCGCAATTCACTTATGACAACGCCCTTTCTCTAAAGGCCGCTGGTGCTGTAACGACTACCACTACTGAATCTACCATCCTCGATTTGGGTGCAGGCTTGGTGGATGGTTACTTGGTTCTGGACGTTTCTGCTGTTGAAGTTGCTTCAACTGATGAAATTTATCTCATCTGTTTGGAAGGCTCAAATGTTGCCGCAATGACATCTGGTTCTGTCTCTTTGGCAGAAATCGAGATGGGAAATGCAACTGCACCTGCTGATGCTGACACTGGCATAGGTCGCTTTGTTGTTCCGTTCCGCAATGAACAGAATGGCACGACTTACCGTTATGTCCGTATTTATACTGAAGTAGCTGGTGCTATTGCAACCGGAATCAATTTCGCGGCATTTATTGCGAAAGACTAAAGTAAATAATTGGGCGGGCTTCGGTTCGCCCAATTTCTCAAGGAGGCATTATGGCTAATACTATTGACGTTGTTGTAGCAGTCAATGACAATATCCAGCATATTGAAAAAAAGACTGTTTCTGCTGCTCTTGAAGATGAAGTAAATCTCCCAGCAAGTGAGCGCGCAAGTGCATTTGAAACGATTACGGCAGATGCTATTGATCTGTCAAGCGGTACACCATTGAGCCATCCAATTAACCTTGAAGGCTCTACTCTTCCTAGCAATTGCAACGCTATTCGCGGAGCTAGTGTTAATCCTACCAGAACATCTGGATGGACTAGTTTTAGTGGGACTGTAGCAGACACCCCGGCGCAGGTTTATACAGATTATCGTGAATTGCATACAACTGGTGTTGCTGAGGTTTTGGGTGCTGGTTCGTTTCCATATATGGATGCTACAGCATCATGCCAAAGTATGTTCGGCGGACAGGACATCGCATTCGTATCAACGGGTGCAACAATCCTTTCAGCAGCGGCAGCACCATCGGTCGGCGTATTTGCGCGCTGGATGAAAACGACCATTGACGGCGCAACTTTCACATCTGGCGGTGTTGCTGCGGTCAACTTCAAGAGCTTCCAAGCGAATGTCACGAGCGTAGGCGGCGAAGAAACCTCAATCGACGACATCGAAGTTGCCAGCGGTCAAATCGGAAGTATCTGGCGCATCCGCAAAACAGCAGCAGCTATATCCCGTGCGTTGATTCACTTCGACGCTGCGACAGTCGCGCCTATAATTCAAGACCCGACGTTGTTCACAGACCCAAATGCTGCGACTTGTGAGAAGGGATTGCACGTTCGAATTGGAAACGTGAGCTACATGATTCCGCTGTATGTTTCTGATAGCGGTGGCGTGGTGGCGGATTGGTAAAGCATGGATAAAGAAGCTATCAAAGCACGGCTAGTTGAATTGCGCAAGGATCTGGAACAAGAGCAGGCGCGGTTCAACCAAGCTCAGGCTAATGGAAATGCGATTGTCGGAGCCATTCAGGAATGCGAGCACTGGTTATCTATAATTAAAGATCAATCAAATGTTGATTAAAACAATGGCGGTGTAACAGCCGCCCTTTTCATATAAGGAATTCAAATGCTAGTTTATGCACCTGATGGAACGCCGAAGGAAAAAGACCCTGTTGATGCGCGTGAATGCGTAGAATACTGTGGATTCTCATTTTCGCCACCTGAAAAACAGGAAAAACAACCTGATACTGTAATCGGATTACAGCCAGAACCGGAACCTGTAGTTGAAGAGCCAGCAGTTGTTGAGCCGGAACCAGAGCCTATCGCCAAAACAATCATTACTGTTGACATCCCAGATACCCGAAGTAATGAGTATTTTAACGCGATGACGGATGAAGAATTGAAGGCTTATCTGGATTCCAACAAAGTTAAATATCATCATTTGGCTGGGCGTAAAACGCTTTTCACAGCGGCATCTGCATTTGCCAATCTTGGAGTTAAGTAATGAAAACTGAAATTGATACCAAGTGGATTGCTACTGTATCTGCTACATTGATTGCAACTAAAGATGCGAAATCTGCTATAAAGTATTTGAGCGATAAATTGGTAGTCAAGGCAACATGGCACAATAAGCCGAAAGCAAATAATCGTGGTGAGACTATGATTGTTACTTTTGGTAAGCCTAACTACCGTGAAGTGGCATTTATCAAGAATCTGAAAAAAGCTGGCAAGCAATTCCCTATCAAGGAAATCCAGTTGAAGCCTTATCCTATCAAAAAGAAATAAGGAGTTTAGATGGCCGCCCCAGTTAATACGGTACTGCCAGCGATAACCGGAACAGTAGAGTTCGGTGAGATACTTACGCTGTCTGACGGAACATGGGACGTTGTTCCTGATTCTTATGCATACGCTTGGTTACGCGCAGGAACGCCTATAACGGGCGCAACGGCATCTACCTATACCGTCACAAGGGCTGACATAGGATATACGCTTGTAGGGCGTGTAACTGCAACCAATGTGGATGGCAGCACCATTGCCAATAGTGCAACGACTGTAGCCGTTCCAAGTACGCTTATTGTTGAAGATGGAACTGAAGTAGCTAATGCAGATGCTTATGCGACATTGGTTTATATCGCTGACTATCACGATAAGAATGGAAATACCGCTTGGGCTGCGATTACGAATGACGCTACCCGCGAAACTTATGTGAGACGCGCTACGGCATATATGCTTCAAGCCTATCGCCAACGCTGGAAAGGGTATAGACGCACTTCAACACAGTCATTGTGCTGGCCGCGCAGTTTCGTATATCTTGAGCCATTCGTTCACGGTGCTGTAGGCGCGTATCCTTATCTGGTATCTGACATTATCGTTCCGGTAGAAGTTAAGAACGCTTGCGCTGAATATGCGCTTAAATCAATTACTGAAACTTCGTTGATGCCAGATGCCACACAGAATGTCAAAGAAGAAATCGTCGGGCCGATTACAATTAAGTACAGCGAATTCTCCGCACAAGCCGTTAGATATTCTTCCGTTGACGCGATGCTTTCACCGTACCTGAATAGCAATGGCATTAGCGTACAGTTGGTTAAATAATGGATTACGCAAAGTTAGCGGATAAAGCGTTAAAACTGCTAACGAAGCACGGGCAGGATATTACGCTCAGAACGACCGTTGTGGGAGACTATAATCCTTCAACAGGAACATCGACAACGACCGTAACCGATACCACGCGCAAAGGTGCGATATTCGATTACAATTTAGTTGTATATGGCAACGATATGATTAACAATACACTTGTTCAGGCAGGCGATAAACGATTATATCTCGATGCTAATGGAGTCGCGCCTAGCCTGAACGACCAAGTGATAGTTGGCGGAGTTACCTTTCAGATTAAGAATATAAAGGACTTGTCACCCGCTGGAACTTGTATTTTGTTCGATTGCACTATCCGAAGGTAGCATAAAAAGGAGTATAGAGAATGAGAGTCACTTTTAATGGTATAGAGATTCAAGACTGCATCAGTGCCAATCCCGAAACTGGCGAGGCTATATGCCTATTGCGCGATGCTGATGGTAACGTATGCAAACAGCCGAATGGCGAGGATGATACTGTTACGAAGCGCGGCGAGGTGGTAGTGATTGCCGAAGCTGATGATGCGCCGAAACAGCAAAAAGATAAATCATGGCGGACTTCGCAGAGCAAATAGCCAAACATGTAGCCAAGTATCAGCGGAGACTTGCGCATGTAACGCAAGGAACTGTGATAATGGTGGGCAAGGCTATTGTTGAAAGAAGCCCTGTAGGACGGTGGGAATTGTGGTCTGATATGTGGCAAAAGATGCGCCCTGCTTCGACTTACAAAGCGGGTGAGTTTAAAGGTAGTTGGTCATATTCTCACGGTAGTGTAGGTGGTGATTTTCCAGAGACTATTGACGCAAGTGGTTCAACTTCAATGGCGCGATTCATGGAAGTCAAAGCAGCACCGACAGCCGCAAGACATTTTATTTACAATAACGCACCTTACGCGATGGCTATGGAAACAGGTACGCATCCTTATATCAGTAAATGGAAACTGACACCGCCAAATGAAAGAGGTGCAGGTGCAGGCGCGCACATGGTTCAACTCGCACTGAATGATTCCAAGATGTTCGTTAGAACGGCAGTAGCGCAAGCGAGGAATATAGCATGAGCGGATTGGTAAATGTACGCCAAGCACTTGAGGTCGGTCTGTTCGCCATGACACCTACTTTGCCAACATCATGGGAAAATCAAAATTTTATTCCAGTTACAGGAGTTTCTTACCAACGTGTAACCCTAGTACCATCAATGCCAGATAACTCAACCTTTGGCGACAATCATTATCAGGAACGTGGATTGCTATTCATCGAGCTTCATTATCCGATTAACAACGGTTCAGTTACAGCAGCAACCCGTGCAGAGCTAATCCGCACAACATTCAAACGTGGCTCAAGTTTCACGAATGGCGGAGTAACTGTGATAATCGAAAAGACACCGGAAATCGGGCAGGGTACAGTTCAGGACGCCTTCTGGGTAATTCCCGTTCGCTGCCGCTATTATGCTGAGGTATTCGCTTGAAGCCTTCAACATTAAGATTACATCAAGCATTGATACGTTTCACAAAGGGCATGTTAGCCGCTTGGGAAATATGGTTGAAAGAACAGCAAGAGATTGACACTAATCAAGAAAAGTAGTGTATAGTTTCAAATGTAAGACTAGCAAATCAGTAATACCCTGAGCACGCAGTAGGTCACGCGAAAGCCTCACCTACGAATATCCTCCTCAGATAATTTAACTTTAATTATTTTTGGAGAATTGACATGACTATTAGCTCTGGGGTATACACGCAACTTGCGGCAAAAAAGCAAGCGTCACTTGGAAGTGCCGCATCTGGTTCTGGCGCACAACTCTATCGTCGCACTACCGCGACACTTAACAAGAAAAAAGCATTCTACAAATCTAGCGAAATTGCACCATCCATGCAGCGTTCGGATGGTCGGCATGGCGTTATATCTGTTGACGGCACTATCAATGGTGAATTGTCGGTAGGAACCTACAAAGACTTCATGGGTTCTGTACTGCGTTCTTCGGCATGGACTGCTGGCGTATCAAGTGGTGCATTGATTGACGTTACCGCTGCTGTAACCACTGGCGCATCTGGCACATTTACCACTGCCGGGGCGAACTTCCTGACGCTAGGCTTTAAGATCGGAATGGTAATTCGCTGGACTGGTTGGTCAACAACTGGTGTACCGAATAACACGCATAACTTCCTGATTACCGCACTTACCGCAACCGTAATGACTGGCACGATGCTGGACGGCGTTGCTGTTGGCGCGAAGGCTGCTGGTGATTCCGTAACTGCATTGTCTGTCGGTAAGCACAACTACATTCCAACATCAAGCCATGCGCGTGATTACTGGACTATTGAGCGTAACTACGCTGATATTACTCAATCTGAACAATTCACAGACTGCGCTTTCACCGGAATGAATGTGAAACTTCCTGCAACCGGCATGGCAACGATTGACTTCCCGATTATGGGGTTGAATATGACCACCGGAACAGCAAGCGTATTTACTACGCCTACCGCTCTTCGTTCCGGAAACGCTCTGGCTGCTGCTAACGGTGCTGTATATGTTGCCGGAACGAAGATTGCAACGATTACATCGCTGGACTTCGGTATCGCTGGTAACTATTCGGTTCCGGGTGGCACTGTAGGCTCAAACGTGGATGCTGACGTATTCCCCGGCATGATTGACGTAACTGGCAATATGTCCGTTCTGTTCGATAGCGTAACAATGCGCGATTACTTCTTGGCTGAAACGGAAGTGTCCATCGTTGCCGCGTTCACTACTGACAATACTGCCAATTCTGACGTAATGGTATTCATCTTTCCTGTCTGCAAAATCAATGGTGCTGATAAAGACGATGGCGAAAAAGGTCTGACCATGACTATGCCATTCGTAGCACTTGAGAATACCGCTGGTGGAACTGGTACGAATACGCTGAATACGACAATTGTCGTGCAGGATTCCAGTGTTGTTTAATAGTAATTGAATACCCCCGCTTCGGACTAGCAACATCGAAGCGGGATTTTGTAAGACGAGTACAAACGTAAAAAGGAGCAATACCATGTCATTTGATTTAGCCGAACTTGATACAATCTCTGCCTGCGACAAAGGCTTTGAATTAGAACTAATACACCCTAAACTGAAAACACCAATGGGATGGTTCGTAAACATTCTTGGTAGTGATTCAACAGAATTCCGTAATTTTACGCGAGCCAGAGGAAACGAAAATATCAGGAAAACTGATTTTGCTAAAAAACGTGGCAAAGACCCTGAAACTCGCACCATTGAAAAAATTGAAGCAGAGAATATCGAATTGCTAGTCCTTTGCACAAAGGGATGGCGCGGTATTATCTCGAATGGCGAAGAACTGCCGTTCAATGTTCAAAACGCGATTATGCTTTACAAGAAATATCCGTGGATTTACACACAGATTAACGAAGCAATTGGCGACGTTGAACTTTTTTTGAAGGCTTAATTTCAGAACTGGTCGCGTATGCTAAACATGAATTTGAGCTAAATAAAAGGCAAGAAGATAAATGTAGCTTACGCGACCATTTGAACGTAGCATGGAAAGCGACTGGAATTAAGCCGGAGCAGTTGGATTATGATGAGCTTCCAGAAAATGTAGTATATGTTTGGCGATGGTTTTGTGAACTGAATCAATATCGCGGAAGTAACGGATTCGGTGCTAATCCACTTACTCCAACAGACATAAAAGATTGGTGCTGGCTAAATGAAATAAAATTAGAGCAATGGGAAATTAAGGCGATTAAGATGATTGATAATTGCTTCTTAAATTCTCAAGCGGAGGACGCGAAATGAGCGATTTTGATTTAGCGACATTGAAGATTGAGGTTGATACAACCGGAATATCTCGCGCAGATAGAGAATTAAAATCGCTTGCTGAAACGACAAAGAAATTTACTGCCACTCAAATAGCTAGTCAAAAAGAAGAGGATGCGTATTCACGCGCTGGCATAAAATCATTGGCGGAGCGCAGGGAAAAAACAACAGCATTATCTGCCGCAATGAAACAACTTCAAGCCGACCATGCGGCAGGCATAATCGTTGGCAAAGAATACAATCGTATGCACCACGATATTGTTTCTGCGCAGAATCTCGCTATCCACGGCAATGCCCGTCACCGTGGCGCAATCCGCCAGACCGCCGCAGCAATGGCATCGCTGACATTTGAAATGACTGGTGCTTTGTATGGTGTTATTGCGCTTGGTGGCGCGTTAGCTGCTCCGGCATTATTCGGCACTGCAATGTTGAAGCGCGTAGAAGATGCTCAAACAGGCGTTGCTGGTATCTTGCTATCAATGGGTGAACTTAATGGCAAGGCTTTAACATTCGGTCAAGCATGGGCAGCATCCGGTCAATATGTCAAGCAAGTTCAGCAAGATTCAATGAAATACGGCATTGATATGGGCAGATTGATGGAAGTCAATCAGGCTGCTATATCAGGTGGATTGAATGCTATGTTGACGCTTGAACAAGTACAGAAAGTGGCTACCGCTGGCGCAATCGCAGTATCGTCACTTGGCTTGAGTTCACAACAATACGTTCAAGAAGTCCGAGACCTTATATCGGGCGGTATTCAACCTGCATCAAGCACATTGGCTCGGTCTATAGGCGTTACTGACGCATTGTTAAAGCAATGGAAGGCAGAAGGCCCTGATAAGTTAGTTAAAGAGCTTACAGATAGGCTTAGTGGCTTCCTAGTGGTTGCCGATGAAGTACGTTCCAAAACTTTGACTGGCGCATGGGATATTTTGCAGGCGCGGCTATCAATGCTGTTATCCGATGAAGAAGGCTTTGGTGCGATTAAGAAAGCCGTATTGGATATTGCAAATTACATTGGAACAGTAGATGACGTATCAAAAAAATTCACATTAAATCCAGAAGCTGTTGCGACCGCTAAAGCATACTGGGAAGTATTAAAATTGATAGGCGGAGTATTTGGGTTAATAGGCGATGTATTGAAATGGATTTCTCCGCTTTTGAGTAAAATATCACAGGGAATGCAAATCCTTATGATAGAAGCAAAAATATTATTTACATTAGTTGGAACCGCTGTAAATCAATTTCTAGCATTTGCTAAACTTGATTTGTCAGGATTCAAAAAGGCTGGTGCAGATGGTGCGGAAAATCTAAAGAGGATGCTTTCAGAATTAGATAATTCTGCTAGAGCTTTTTCTGGAATGGAGCAATCAGCTAATAATGCTGCTGTTGCTCAAGACGAATTGTGGAAAAGTATTACTGGCGGACAGGATAAAAATAAAAAAGAAATAATATCCACCGAACAGAAACTAATTAACTCTCTTAAAGAGCGTCTTGCTGTTAATGAATTGGATTTAGTGCAATCTGAAAAATTAACTGCCAGCGAAAAAGAAGCTGTTAAATGGATGCAGAAAATAGTTGACGGAACATACAAAGGAACTGAAGCACAAAAAATTGCTACTGCTGCATTATATGAACAGAATATCGCTAAAGAAAAATCAATAGCTGCTGATGCAGAACTTAAAAAACAACTTCAAGATGGCATCGAATACCGCAATAAGTATTGGAACGAGATTGACAAGGAAACTGCATCAATAAACGAGAAAGCGAAACAGCAAGAATTCGAGAATACGCTTATCGGTAAAACGAAAGAGCAAATTGATGCGCTGACAAAACAACGTGAGAATGACACCATTGCAACATGGGAACAGAATCTTGCTATTACGCCGAAAACTGAAGCCAATGCAAAAGAAATTGCAATGATTGAAGAGCATATTTCAGCATTGAAGCGTAAGAAAGCAGCGGAAGAAGGAAAAACTACCGCTGATGCTATAGCTGAATCAGCTAAAAAAGCTACAGAAGAAGCTAAAAAGCAATGGGAAATGATTGACGGTTTCGCGCATACAGCATTCAACAACATTCTCGATAAAGGTAAAAATACATTCAAGGAAATAGGCGATGCGATAAAGAAGTACCTGCTGGATATGTTATACAAGATGACTGTGCAGAAATTCCTTATCAACATTGGCGTAGCTGGTGCTGGAGCTGGTGGGGCTGGCGGTGCGATGGCTAGTATGATGGGTGGGGATGCTGGTGGCGGAGGAAGCTGGCTGAGTGCTGGCAAATCATTCTATGATGGGTTGTCCGGTGCGTTTACATA